CATGTGCGCCATCCGGGGGGTTTGATAGTAGTAACAAATTCGCCGTCTGGGCCTTGATATTCAATGTAAATTTTGAAATTTGCATTGCATCCTATAGAAGATGAAAAGTTTATTTCATCTTCAAACAATGGCGGCGGTGGCGAAGGTAAAACACGAGTCGCTTGCGGGTAAGCGAATGCTAACTTCGAGTTAATTTTATTTATTGCATTGAATATAGTAGCAACTATCAAGTTACTCCAGTATCCTTGATCTGGCAAAATGACTTGAAAACCTTCACTTGACGCACCATAATAATGAATTTTTTCTGTATTAAAAAATAAAAAACTTTCGCGTTCTGTGCCTGTCGGTGTCGGTGTGTAAATGTAAATAATCCCGCGCGAACTCCAGAGTTGATATTCAGCATATTTGAAATTTTGTATTGCTGGCGGTTTGGAGCTCCATTGTGCTGGGCGCAATACACCGTCTGCTAAAACGGCGCTCAATGGGGTGACTTGGTTTGACTCAAGAAACTCTGTAAACTTTTTTATGGTTTCTACACTGCTTGGACCTTCACGAAACCCAATTTGCCTGTTTTCGGAGGTGATTGCAAAGTTGCCGACTTGCCAGCTTAGGGTGTGCGTCACAGCAGGGTCAATCGGTTCACAAGGGCTGGTGGCCATTTGTTTGGTGCCTCTTAGTGGGTGCCTGCGCCCAGGCGCAGGCGGCAGGTGGTGCGCAGGCCGGCACGGCTGCTGTTGTATCCGCCCGATGTGCTGGCGCCCCGCGTGCTTACGCGCACACGCATGCCAGACTCAGGTGGGTCGGGGTAGCGGCCGGCTTCGCAGTCGGCTATGTCTTCTTCGCGCTGCAACACATCTTGCGCATAGTCAGCGTCCAGGTCGTTGATCAGCTCCTGGCGCTCGGCCTCCAGGTCATCAATCATGGCTTGGCGGTCAGATTCCATTTCGTCAATCTTTGACTGGCGCTCTTGTATCTTTTCAGAGTGCTCTGCCAGCACATCGTCCACAGCGGCGTTGTATTCGTCGATCAGCGCGGCCAGCTCTGCGTCATAGCTGCTGGTGTCAAGGGTGTCAAACGCATCGGGTATCACGGATGCCAGCAGTGCGGCCGCCGTGGGGGTTGGCTGGTTCACATGGATCAGCCAGTTGTAAATGAGCTTGCTGCAATAGTCACCAGGGATGATTTCGGGGTCTGGCAGGCCGCTGGTGTCGGGGTAGGGTAATGGCGGGTTTGGCAGCGCCGGCACAGGTGGCGGCGGCACAACGGGCATGGGCTCGGTGATGGGCCCGGGGTATTCGGGCGCAGGCACCTCTGGCAGCCAGCACGCATGCACATCCACCGTGACGCGGGCGCTTTGCTGCGTCATGCCAGCCCCGCCCGTGAGAGGTCGCGCAGCGCAGCGGCCAGCGCCTGCGCCGTGGCGCGGCTGCCTTGCAGGGGCAGGGTCTGGCTGCCGATGCGCAGGTTGATGTCAACGCTGTCGCGCACGCCTTGGCTGCTTGCGCCACCGTCTGGCAGGCCGGCCACCAGGCCGCCGGCGGCAAAGGCGGCGCGCGGTGGCATCAGTGCGCTGGGCAGTTGGCCAAAGTTGAGGCTGTCAAACAGCGCCTGGCCAAAGCGGCGCACGCTGGCTGCGCGGATGACGTATTCGCCTGGGCTGAGCAGCGCGGGGATGTTGTCGCTGGTGTCGGTGCCGGGGCCTTGCACGCGCCCGGCCATGCGGCCCCAGGTGGCGCTGGCCAGGGCCTGGCCGCCGGCGGCAAAGCGCTGCAGCGGCTCGATCAGCCCGCCCATGGCGTTTTCGGCCACCTTGCGCACCCGGATGGTGTGGGTGCTGTAGGTGTCGCGCTCAAGCTTGTTGATGGCGGATTCGGCGCGGCTGGTGTTGGCCTCTACGGTGTGGGTGTGGCTGGTGGGGCGGCTCAGCGCGGTGCGGGCGTCGGTGGCAAACAGGTTGAGCTGGTCACGCGCAGCGCTAAAGTCGGCTGCAGCCGGGATGTTTAGCTTTTGGTTTTGCACCAGGGTTTGCAGCGCGTCGATGTCGGTTTTGACCTGGCTGGTGTCGGCCTCTACTTTGGCCAGCAGGTCCAGGTTGTCAAGGTCTGCCTGCAGCGCTTTGACGCTGGCTTGCGCGGTGGCGGTGTCGGCTTGTATTTTTGCCACCATTTCAGCGGCCTGCAGGCTGCTTTGCAGGTCGGCAATGCCCTGGCGGGCGGCGTCGGTGTTGACGCTGATGGCCAGTTGGCCTTGCTGCGCCAGGGCTTCGCGCAGGGTCGAGATCTCGCGGGTGACGCCTTCCAGGGCGGTGCGGGCGGTTTCAGCGCCTTGGCCTGCGGCTTCGCCTGCCTTGCGGTGGCTGTCGCCCAGGCTGGCCAGCGCCTGGTCGGCAATGCCGGCGCTCTCGCGCATCTCGCCCATGGCCCGGGTGCTGGCCTCGCCTTGGCTGACAATGACTTGCGTGGTTTTCTTGCCGCCTTCTTCAACGGTTTTGGTTACCTCGCTGGCGTTGCGCTCAATGAGGCCCATGGTTTCTTCGGCCAGCTTTTTGGCGCGGTCATAGTCGCCTTTGGCCAAGGCCTCGCGGGCTTGCGCCTGCTTTTCGTCAATTTGCTTTTGCCGGTCGGCTGCCTGCGCGGCCTCATCCATGCCACGGCGGCCCAGCTCGCGGATGCGGTCTTCAACGCTCATTTTCAGGTTGAGGCGCTGTTCGTCTGCGTTTTTTGCGGCTTGCAGGTGGCGCTGCTCTTCGGCCACCAGTTTGTCAACGGTGCTGCGGTAGGCGCTGGCCATTTGGTCGTAAATGGCGGCTTTTTGGGTGAGCAGGTCGCGCTGCACATTGGCCACGCGCTCGGCGGCGCTGCGCTCGGCCTCTTCGATGCCTTTGCCGGCGTCTTTGGCCGCTTGCACCTCGGCTTGCCCGGCTTGCACGGCCAGGTCCATGGCGGCCTGATAGGTTTGCTGCCACGCCGCGTCGGCTTGGGTTGCGGCGTCTTTGACGGCTTGCAGCTTGTCGCGCTCGGCGTTCAGCAGGGTCTGGGTGGTGCGGGCAATGGCGTCTGCCTCGCTGGTGGCGGCGTTTTGTGCGGCCTGCGCTTGTTGCTGGTAAGCGGCGTCTATCTCGGTGGTGCGGCCTTTGAGCTCGGTCAGGATGTCTGCGCCCACTTGTTTGTAGGCGCCGCTGAGGTTTTTGATGGTGCTGCCAGCGCGGGTCACCTGGTCTTGCAGCGCAGCACGTATTTGCTCGCCCACCGCCCCCGCAGTTTTGCCCACGTCGCCCAGCGCAGTGGCTACACCCGGCAGGTTTTGCTTGACCTTTTGGGCCGACAGGGCGGCCAGATCGAGCTGGGTTTGCAGGCTGAGGGCGCCGTCGGCATTGAGCTCGCCCGCTGCGCGCACCAGCAGGGCGGTCTCTGCGGCGCCGGCCTTGGCGGCTTGGCCCAGGCGCTCGGTGTCTGCGCTGGCCCGGGCCACCTCTTGGCTGTAGTCATAAAACTTGATGGCGCCATAGGCTGCGGCCGCCAGCGTGACGGTTTTCCAGATGCTCACCAGCTTGCCCAGGTTGGCGGCAAAGCCGGCCAGTGTGCCAAGTGCTTTGGCGCCCAGGGCGGCTGCCAGCACGGTGCCAATCTCAGCAATGATGGGCGCCAGGCTTTTGCCGTTTTTGGCCAGGTCCACCAGCAGGTCGGCCAGGCGTTGCATGGCCGGCAGGGCCGCTTGCAAGATCTGCAGCGCCATGCCCTTGAGGGCTTGGTAAACGGTGTCGAGCGTGTCGTTAAACTGCTCGGCCGCGCGGGCGGTGTCGCCGCTGATCTCCAGCCCCAGGTCGGCAAACTTTTGCTTGAGCTGCTCGATGCCGTCACGCCCCTGGTTCAAAAACGGGATCATCTCAACCCCGGCTTTGCCAAACAGCTCCATGGCCAGGGCCGATTTGGCCGCGCCGTCTGGCATGAGCTTGAACTTTTCGGCCAGGTCTAGCAGCACCTCTTCGGTGGGGCGCATCTGGCCGCCGGCGTTTTTAACGCTCACGCCCAGGCGCGCAAAGGCCTGCGCACTGGCCCCGCTGCCGTTGGCAGCACTGACCATGTTTTGCGCCAGCTTGGCCATGCCTTTGCCCAGGGCCTCAACGCTCACGCCGCTTTGCTCGGCAATGGGTTGCAGCAGGCTCAGGCTCTCGACACTGGTGCCGGTTTTTTGCGCAAGTTTGCTCAGGTTGTCAGCCCCGTCGATCACCGCTTTGCCAAAGGCGGCCAGCGCGGTAACGGCCGCTGCCACACCCAGGTCAGCCAGCACGTTGCTGCTGTCTGACTTGAGTTTTTTCAGGTTTTGTGTGACGCCGCCAAACGCCTCGCGGGTTTTGTCAACAGCGGCCAGGATGATCTCGACGGTGTTGGCTGCCATGGTGGTGTGTGTGCGCTAAAGGGTTTGGGGTTTTGGCGGGTTAGGCGTCGGGGTACAGGCGGTCGATGTGTTGTTGCAGGTCTCTGGCGTCAGCGTGCATGGCCAGGCGCAGGTTGATCAGGTTGTGCAGGGCGCGGCGGTCTTGCAGCGCTTGTGCAGCACTGGCAAACACGCGCATTTGCGCCAGCGTGTAGCCCATGATGTCGGGGTATCGGTGGCCAGCATGGGTCAGGGTGGTGATGGTTTGCGCCAGGTGCTGCCCGAGCTGCTCAGGCGTGCGGTGGCGGTGCTGAGGCGGGGCAGCACCTGGCGCGCAAAAAAATCTGCATTGCTGCTCAAGATGGCTTCCAGCAGGGTCACGCTGTCGGCCAGGTCCAGGTCGGCTAGCTCTGCCTCAGGGGTGCGCGCTGCAATGGCCATGGCGCGGATGCAGCGCTCGCCGTGGCTGGCGGCCAGGCCAACCCAGTCGGGCGCGGCCATTTTGAGCTGCACCTGCACGGCGCTGGCCATGGGGGCCACAGCCGCTGCAAAGGCCGGCAGCTCGCCCAGCTTGAGCGGGCTGACCTGCAGGGTGCGCCCAATGCTGGGCAAATGCACGGCATCGGGCAGGGGTGGCAGGGCAGCCCAGGCGTCGCTGGCATCCGTGCTGGTAAGGTCTGGGCTGGTGGGGGTGGTGTCTGCCATGGTGGGCGGCTTAGCCAATCAGGGTGATGCGGCCATATTGGCCCAGGGTGGCGTCATACGGCTTGGTGCTGTCTGCCAGCAGGCTGCCCTCTAACTCAAATTTGTTGAGGTCATCGGTAATGAGGCCCAGGTTTTTCAGCGGGCTGAAGGCCACGCGATACAGCTCGACCAGCACGGGTTTGTTGCTGTCGGCGGTGTTGATGCCTTCCAGGCGCAAGAAGCGCTCGGGCAGCGGGGCGGTAAAGATGCCCACGTCCGTCACGGCGCCGTAGGTGTAGGCGGCCTTGATGGGGGCGGTGAGTGTGGCCACGCTCAGGAAGGTGATGGCGCCAAAGTCTTCGTCCACCGTGTAGTGGGTGCCCTTTACCAGTGTGACCGGGGTGCCTGTGCTGTCGGTTAGCACCACATTGCTGACGTTTTGGTGCGCCAGAAAGTAGCGGTCGCCCAACGTGGGCAGGGGCGTGCTGACGGTCTCTGTTGACACAGTGCTGCCGGTGACGGGGTTGTAAGTGCCATACAGGGCCAGGGCCAAATTTTCTTTGGTGAACTCTTCAACGGTCATGGACACGCTGGCGTTTTTTTGCTTGACCATGCGAAGGTCAAGGCCGCGTTGTCCGGTTGTGCTTTCGTAATGCTCAAGCACATCGGTTTTGAGGTCGAGGCTGAGCGCGGCCACGTTGCCGGGGGTGCGCACTTCGATCGGGTTGCCGTTGGCGTCGCGTTTGCCCAGGTAAACGCGGCCTTGAAAGCTTGCATATTGGCTCATGGTGGGTCTCTTTCGGGGGTGTTGGGTTGTGTTGCGGGGGTTGCGGTGGGTTTAGCCTTGGGTGGCTATGTCTGCACACGCGGTGCGGTAGGTGATGGTGTAGCGCGCAGGCAGGTAGGCGCTGGTGACCTCAAAGGTTTTGATTTCCCAGTCGGTGTCGGCTTCGGTGATGCCCAGTACCAAGGCCAGCAGGGGTGCGCTGGCCAGCAAGGCGGTGTGGGCGGCTACCAGCAGGGCATCAGCCTCTAGCTCGGGCGCAGTGCCGCTGCGCCCGGCCTGGCGGGCTACGGCTACCAGGGTGACGGTTAGCTGGCGGTCGGTGACCAGGTTGCTGCGCTTTTGCACGGCGTCTAGCTCTGGCAGGAGCAGCAGCGCGGGGGTTTGCTCGCGCGTCAGGGGGGCTGTGGGGCTGCGGATGAAGGTGGCCCCGGTGGCCCCGGCTGCGCTGGCCATGGCTGCGCTTAGGGCTTGCAGGATTTGCTCGCGGATCGAGTTGGCCATGGTCAGGCGGCCTCGGTGGCGTTGAGCTGCTCTAGCACCAGGCGGGTTAGGCCTGCGGGGCCCAGGCCGTCTGGCTCGGCGGCGCGGATGATGTAGTCAACTGCGCCTACCGTGGCGTCCAGGCCTGCTTTGATGCCGGGGTTGAGCGCGCTGATGCAGCGCACTGCCGGGCGGCTTGCGTCGAGGGCTACACCGGCGTAAAGCGCGGCGGTGTAGGCGTCGTCAAACAGCACGGTTTGGGTGCGTCCGTCGATGATGGCTTTGACGCCAAAATCGGCAAAAAACACGCTCAGGTCTTCGGTCATGATGGCAGGCCAGGCGCGGCTTAGGCGACGGTGGCGGCCAGGCAGGCGTTGACGCGGTAAGGCACGATGAGCGGGGCGCTTTGCATGAGCAGGTAGCGCACGGCGGGGTCGTTTTCGAGCCAGCTCTTGGTGTAGTAGGGCATGGCCTGGAAGCCTGCGGCCTCGTCTTTGATGGCACCATAGCAGCGGGTGCCTTCGATGTCTGGTCCCAGCACCAGCACGGTGTTGGCGGGCAGGTAGGGGGTGCGTGCGCCGGTGTCGGGGTGGTCGTACCAACCGGCATAGACCCAGATGTCAAAGCTGCCAGTGGTGCCCATGTAGCGCCCGCCCTCGCCCACGACGTTGGCGTTGAGCTGGTCGGCACCGCGGAAGCGGTCGAGCAGTTTGACGACTTCGGCGCTGGCTGCAAATTTTTTCCAGGCTTCGGCGTCCATAACGATGGTGGTGGCGGTGCTGCCAGACTTTTCGGTGATCAACATGGACCAGGTCTCAAGCAGCTCAAGCGGTTTGACGCCGGCTGCACCCCATGCGGCAGCACCAGCCAGGGTGACGGTGAGTGCTGCGTCGCGGCCAAAATTGATGCTTTGGGTGGGGTATTGGTCGCCACTGATGGTAAGCGTGCCGGTGCGCAGGGCTTCAACGGCCATGGCCTCCAAGCGACGGGTCAGGCTGTCGAGCTGGTTTTTGGTGGCGGATTCAATGGCCAGCATGAGGCGCTGGTCGGGGCTCAAGCTGCCGCCAATGGCTTCGCCGGCGACGCGTTTGAAGGCTTTGCTTTGGTCAAAGACGCGTTTGTCTTTGATGTAGGCCGGCGTGAATACTTTGGTGGTGTAGCCGAGGTCGGCTACGACTTTGCCAGCCACTACCGGCGAGACGAACGGTGCGAGGTTGCGCCGGCCAGAGTCGATGTCAAAGTAGATTTCTTCTTTGTTTTCGATCTGGATTTGCGGGAAAAAGCTGTTGAGAAAAAACGGCTGGGGCTGGGGCAGCTCTTGGACAACTTTGGCCAGGTAGTGGGAGGTGAACAGCAGGTCGCTCATGATGGTGTGCTTTCAGTGTTGGGTGGGATTGTTTGTTACAGGGCCGAGCTGAAAAGGGTGATGCCCTTGGCACGCAGACCTTCGGTGATGCTGGCTACGGTGTGGGCGGCTCCGAGCGTGAGGCCGGCGGTGGCGAAGTCGCCCCGGGCATAGGCCATGGCCGGGGTGTCGGCGGCGCTGGCGTTGCAGTCTTCAGCCAGAACTAAGTCAGGGGTTTGGCTACCGTCTGCAGCGCCAGACAGGCTTAGGTTGTATTTGCCGCTGGCGGTGATTTTGCCAAGCACTGCACCGCGCAAGATGTTTTGGCCGGTGATGATGGTGACTTTGCGCGACACCAGCAGGTCAGAGTTGCCGGCCAGGAGTTTGTCGGGGGTGATGCTGCCAGCAGTGGCAAACGATGCGTAGTTGGGCATGATGGTTGTCTCTCGGGTTGTCTTCGGGTTAAGGGGGTGGTTTAAGCGGCTTTACGGCGGCTGGCTAGCCAGGTGGCCATGGCGGCGTCTGCGGCGGCGGCTTCGGGGTTGACGGCTGCGACGGTGGCAGCCGGGGCAAGCTGTACCGGCGCGGGGGCGTCTGCAGCCAGGGCTGCGGCCTGTGCGCTGCGCTGCTGTTTTTCGGCGGCGAGGATGGCCATGGCGGCCTCGGGGCCAGTGGTTTTGCCGTCGAAGGCTAGGGTTTCGATCAGGGCTTCGTGGCCAGGCAGGGCCTGGGCGCGCACGGCGGCAATGCGCGTGCGCTCTTGGGTGGCACCGGTGGCGGTGGCCTCGGCTTGGATGGCGGCCAGCACGTCAGGGTGTTGCTGCGCCAGGGTTTTTATGTCCATGGATTGGCTTTCTTTAGTTACGGTTTCAGGGGTGGTGAGCAGCACCGGCTCTGGCGTGGTTTGTGCAATGGCCTGCGCACCGGCGGGCTTGGCACTGGGGTGGACTGGTGTGGCCGCAAATTTGGCTATTGCGCGGGTGGCGAATTTGGCGGGGTCGGCGGCAAGCTGGGTGACGATTTGGTCTAGGGTGGCGATGCCGTCTACCAGGCCCGCGTCGATGGCTTGTTGGCCGATGTAGATGCGCCCGTCGGCCATGTGCTGCAGTACTGCGGCAGGGGTGGTGTTGCGGTGGGTGGCGACGGTGTCGACAAAGACGCTGTAGAGGTGGTCAACTTGGGACTGGATGTAGGCGCGGCCGTCTTCGCTTAAGGGGGCGTTGCTGCCTGCGATGCGTTTGTATTTGCCAGCGGTGATTTCGGTGGTGGTGGCAGCGGCGCGGGGATCGTAGTTGTGGCTGGCTACCACTCCGATGGAGCCTACCTGGACGGTGGGGCCGGTGATGTAGATGGCACATGCTGCGCTGCCGGCCCAGTAGGCGGCGCTGGCCAGGGTGGCATCGCAGACGGTTACGATGGGTTTGATGGCCGATAGCTCCAGGATGGCGGCGGCGAGCTCGGGGGTGCCAAAGACGCTGCCGCCAGGGCTGTCGATGGCGAGCACGAGGGCGCTTACGCGGGGGTCGGCTATGGCGCTTTCAATTTGGGTGGTGGCTAGCTGGGTGCTGACACCACCGCTGATTTGCATCATGAGGTTGGCCTTGGGGGCCATGATGCCTTCAAGCCTGAGCACGGCCACACCGCCGGCCTGCACCTGGTAGGCCTGCTGCTCGTTGGCCAGGGGGCGGCCCAGGCGGGCTTCGATGGCGGCTATGTCGATCTTTTCGCCCTTGAGGTGGGTGGTGTAGATGCTTTGAATCTCGCGCAGTTGGTCCGGCAGGACGGCCCAGGGGGAGGTAATGAGATCGAGGAGTTTCATTGTGGGGTGGATTTTTGGCGCGTGGGGTAAAAAAAAACAGGGCAATTTGAGACAAGTTTGAATTTGCAACTACACCAGGGCAGCCAGGGCGGTGCAGGCCAGCAAGGCGTCGTCCTCCTGGCGGCGTTTTTTGCGCTTGCGCCGGGTGGGGTCTGGGTGGCCTGGTGTAGGGATGGCCGGGCGCACGGGCCGGGTAGTGGCAGCAATGAGGGCCTTGCGCTTGCGGGCGCGGCCACTGCGCCCAGGCCAGTCAATGGGCTGGTTGGCACTGTGGCCGCCCCAGGCGTTGCCCCACGATTTGCCCCAGCTTTTACCCCAGGCGCTGGACATGTGCTACGGGCCCCAGGGGTTGGATTCGGTACCTTGGCCGGTGACGGGCTGGCCGATGATGCGCCGAGTGTCGCTGTAGATGGGGGTGATTTGCGCTGCAGCCAGAATGGCAGCAGCGATCTCAGCCGCCGTAGCACCACCACCCGTGGTGAGTGCTGTATTGACCAGTGCAGAAACCGTTGCTGGGTAGATCGGGTTACCTGTTGACGACCAGTATGGCGTGCCGTCAACATCGGAGTAAAGCACGCCATTTATTGCGGTCAGGTTTGGGTCGTAGACAACACGCCAGCCGTTCGTCATGAAGAACGTCGCGCCTGTGAACCCACCGGGGCTTGGGTCATAGCCTGACACACGCATGGCCTGTGAAAATTTTGCGTTGTCTTCGCGTGTCAACCAGTCGCACCATCGAGAGTACATATCCGGGATGCTGACACTGGTAACACCGTCGTTGACGAATATCTTTTTCCCAAACCCATCGAACCTGAATCCGCCAGATGTGTCTGAGTCTCGGATGAAATACCCGCTATGAACAAAGCCAGCTTCAACGAAGTTCATTATGCGTAGAAGTTGGGTGAACGGTTTGGCGTACTGTCGCGGTCTGCCTCGTAGTGGAAGTCCACGGTCAAGGCAAATATCGCGTCAGTGTTATCGGTCGCACCGTTTGTAACCCTGCGTAGGGTGACGAGGATAAGCTCATCAGGCTCGGTCAACGTCAGCGCATCGGCCATATCTACCTCAGCCACCATGTGCCGCCACGCACCGCCGCCCGGTGTCTGCTGCGCAAAGATGCTGACCTCACCACCAAAGTAGGCTTGCTGATGACCTAGCGCACGAGTGATCTGAAACTCCCATTTCACCGGGGCCATATTTACCCCGTTAGATGTCCAATGAACGTGGACGAGCGCCTTGCCGCCAATCTTGACATCGTGCCCGACATGAAATGGCTGGCAAAAAATATAGTCGCCTACATGAAACTCCAGCTCACTTCTAAGTCCAGATGGGCCGAACGGCACTTTGGTCGGCGCGTTGAGCGCCGGGACACCTGACGCATCTAGTGGGGACACCAAGTCTTTCCAGCCTCCAGCGGTGCGCGTGTCAAGCTGTGTGAGGTTGGCATCCATCTCAGCGATGGACAGTGCCGCACCTTTACCTGTTGCTGTAATGATCATGATTTGTCCTTACGCCGCGTAAACCCGATCTTGTTCACCCACCAGCGACAGGCTGATGCCTTTTGAGCGTGAGAGTGTGCCAGTCGCCACCGCAAATTTTCCGTAACCTGGCCTGATGCCGATCAGCGTGACCGCCTTGTCAGTGCCCGCCGTGCCGCCCGCCGTGCTGTTGTCATAGTCAAAGTCAAAGCCGATTGATCCGCTGCTGATGGTGCCCGTGATGTCCACGTTGGCCGCGTTCTTTACCGTGATGGCCCCGGCCTCGCCGTAGTCGTTGCCAGCTCCAGCGGGGGCGGTGTACATCAGGCGGTAAGAGCTGCCAGCACCCACCAGCACGCTGTTAAACGTCATGGTGCCCGCTGCCGTGTAGGGGTTGGTGCGCTTGGTGTTGGTGTCGTCGTAAAACTCGATGCGGTTG